ACTAAATATGGTGAATATGTAGCATATCCAGCACCCGGATTATCAACAGTCACAGCAGTGATTGTTCCAGAAATATCTGTGAAAACACTTCCAAGAAATCCAGTCCCCAACGGGTAAGCAACCAACGGATTCAGGCTCGAAACGATAATTGGTGTAGTGACGCTGTCTTGGTAACCTGACCCGGGATTTAATACCGCAACGCTCAAAATCTGGCCGGTGATACTTACTGCTGTGATCTTGAAAACTGCATCCACATATGCTAAATTAGGCAGGACTGCTCTTGTTGCTGTTACAGTATCATCAACGGTATATCCCGAGCCGGCATTTGCAATATTAACAGAAACGACTCCGCCGGCACCATTTACAAGTGGTTGCAGAATCGCACCGGCACCAAGTAATGAACTTACACCCATTGTGGACGGCACAGGCTGATATCCTGCTCCACCGTTTGTTATGTTGACAGAAATAATGTTACCGCCGTTTGTTGTAACTGTTCCGGTAGCCACCACGCTCGGGACAGAACCAACTGGCGGCTGAAAGAATACCGACGGAGTATCAGCGTAGTAACCACTTCCACCACCAAACGAAACTCCGGTTGCATATGAGTATATCGCAATACTCATTCCGAGTGTAAGTGGATATGTGAATGTAATCTGATTTGCGCCGGTGACAGTAAACTGAAGGGACGCGCCTTCCATTTGTTGAACACCGTTAACGAAAACTATTAGGTATGCAGTATTATTGGTAATAGGTACAGTGTTTACCGTAGTATTTACGATAGTCTGACCGGCTGTTGCAGTCTGACCCTCGTAATTAGGAATCGAACTTGTGCCACTGTTTGTAATATTCACTGATAACACACCAGAGACAAATGTCATTGGTGTTGTACCGGCGATAGTGGTGCACATTTGACCGCCGCCCACTTGACATTGACTAGATGCTGCAAGAACTGCTTGTTGAAGCTTACAAATTTCTTCCCAAACAACAGCATTATTGGTAGCCAAAAGCTCCATTGTAGCAGCATTTGGAAAACCCGATCCGGGTGTGCAGCAATCAGTCATTTCTTATTTCCTAAAGTTTCGATGCTCTGGATGCCATATCTCTTACATGAGATGCACTATCCTCGCCGTCTGTGCCACTATCCTGATTTGTACCTTCCGGTGTGGTCATAGTTATCATTTCCGGAGTCGCATTCATAACTACGGGGTTATTAGATAATAGTGACATAATACTGTTGGCATCTACAGAATAACCCATATTATAAAGTTGATCAACGATGTCCTGTGTCTTTACCTGCTGAACCCCGTTTCCCTTTGCCCCAATGAGAAGGTTATTCAAATCCGATTCTAGGCTTTGATTGTAATCCTCAAATAATTCTCTTGCTCTCATGAATTACTTAAATTGTTACACCACGCAACCTGCGTGCTTTCTCAACCAGTTTCTGCATTTCAACGACCCGATGCTGCAAAGACTCCGTCTTCATTGCGCGGCCCAACGGTTCTTCTTCGGATGCACCGCCGAATTCGTCTTCGGCATCTAGATCACCGGCTAGGTTATCCAGATCGGCTTCATCACTGGCTGCGGCATCGACGCCGCCCATACCATCATCCATACCGTCGACCGGAACATCCATATCGGTCGACGCGTTGAACTGCCCGGTTGATGCCATGTTAGTGACTGCGTCATCGACTTGAGTCTTCGCTGTGAACAATGCATCCATAACACCTTGCATTGCACCATAGATTTGAGTTTGGAATGCGGCGGCCGATTCTTGTCCGTATGTTTCGCGCATCTGATCAACTACTGGTGGTAGATCTTCGTTTTGTAGACGACCAATCTTTTCAACCATTTCCTGCAACTCTTTGGCAAACTCTTTGGCTGCCATCATAACTTCAGCCTGGCTAACTTCTGTTTCAAGTAGGCGGCGTAAATTCTTTACTAGATTATCTTGTTCTCTCATTACCGATGTTCCTTTTGCCATTGGATTGTGTCCCGAAAATTGACTATCAATACTATAATTTGATGCCCCAGAAGATGCCCCCTGACGGTTGGGATTCCCATGCGGTAGGGCAGCTCTTTTTCTATTGCGGGAATCCCGTACATTGGCTGCCAATTCATTACGCCCAGGCTGATCTTGTGGGCGAGATACTTGTGAGCCCGGGGCTGCAGATGGATCGAAATTTCCCATTCTTGTAGCCTCCTCTACATCATCTGATACCTCAGATACAATTCCTTTAGCTCTTGCTGCTTTTTGTGCAGCGAATGGATCTGGTACCATGCGACCATTTTTATCACGAATCATTGGGACAGGTTCATCATGCTGTGGTGCTAGAGAAAGTTCCGGATTATCTAAAACTCTTGCGGCATGCTTTCCTGCTGCTGTCGTTGGAGCCGATGCTGCGTGGCCGCCCATGGCTGTATCTCGTTGGCGAGAACCCTGTGGTGTATTGCCCCATACATCATTCATTCCTTCGTCAATATCAATTCCTTTCATTTCGGAGTCCTCTTCTGGTGTTTCGTCTTCTTCCTCGAACATAGATTCCATTCCAACATCTGTCAGTGGAGAAGTGTTAGACATAGACTGAATCTTATTCATTGCGCCCTGGCGCACTCTTTGTTCGATTAGGTCATCCGGAAAACGATATTTACTCGAACGATAATGTTTCATTGCATCCTTTACGGATTCTTCAAAATCTGCGTGATGCATACCGCTAAGTCTGAAATGGTCGCTGACAAAATCGCACATGCCATTAATTACATTCTCCAGATCCGGTGATTGAAATTGCATGATTGCAAATTCACGAAGTGCCGTAATACCTTCTAGGACAAGAAGCCTCTTTGAAATTTCTGGAGATTCTTTTGCGTCGTCGCCCTTAATCTTCAGATCAGTGATTTCGCCTTCAATCTGTTCCATAATAGCAACTAGGTCGCCATCGCTAACATCTTCGGTAATTTTGAAACCATAGTTTGTTTCTAGGTGCTGATTTATCTTCCTAAAAGTGGTACCTGGTGATTTGCCAATATCGTTTAAAAGCATATAAACCGTTCCTGTTTAAGTTTTATTTCTAGTATTTATCATCTATCGACTATTTCACACTCTTGAAAATCGAGATGCTATCCCTGGTATCCTTAGCCTTCTGCTCTGCAAGCTGAAATTTATCTTCGAGTATGGCCATACGCTCTGCATCTTTTGCCTTCTTTGCAGTCTTCATGCAATGTAGATAATGAATCATGTCATTGTGATATTTCGAAAACTTTTCTTCAAGTGTTAACACCTGCTTAATCACACCGGACTCTCTACGATTATATCTTTGTGCAATAATGACTGCTACATCAAATACTGAAATATTTTCATACAGCATATCTTTGTCAACACTCATCACATCATAGAATCCACAATCGTTTTTCTCAATCACAGCAGCGCCTATTATCACAGATTTTTTAGACATTGGAATAGGCATTCCTCTCTGAATTGCAAAGGATGCTGCCCTATCAGTAACTTTATCGAGCCTATCTAATAAATCTGACCTATTCATTATCGCCTCTTTCTTCCATTATTAGTTCTCCCGGCAGAAACCTTCCCAGACGCTGCTAGATCTGCCGATAGCTTTCCTGTTGCCTGATTAGGTTTTGTATCACCGATGATAGTCTTTGCTGGATTTTTTGGTGTATATTCAGTTTGAAGAGATTCTTCCGGGTAATCGCGTCTCTTAACTTTCCCCATTGCTGCAGGCGCAATTGCAATAGCCGCAGCACCGGTGGCGCCGCCACTGCATTCTTCGCTGATTCCGGCTAATTCACGCAACCTCATTAGACCGGCTGCATCCTCTGCTTCTTGTGTAGGTTGCTGTGTAGGCTGTTGTGTAGGCTGTTGTGTACCCGGCTGAATATTTTGTGCCCCACCCTGATTGGCGGCCATAAATGGCTGCAATGTGTTCATATTCATCCATTCGTCTTGGCCAGTTGTGGGATTCTTAACCTTTACGCCCTTTGCCCCCATATCAACTTGCGAGACTTGGCCGGGCACCGGCAATCCGTTTGGGCCTTTCAGTCCTACTGTCATGCCAACTGTAATCGGTCCCTTACCGGTCCATGTTGCCCTGGCGTTTGCTGATGCCGGCGAATTTGCTTGCGATTGGGTATTCTGTGTTGTTGGTGTAAGTGTATTTCCCGATGGCGGAACAATAGATGTATTATCTTCTTCGAGTTTCCTATATTCCATAAAGGACATTTTGGAGATAAGGATTCGTGCTTCGGTTAATTCTATATTTCTCTGTACTGCAAGTTTATGAACCATATCACCGTAGATAAGATCATTGGCTAAATTATCAAGTTTCTTCATAGTGACTCCTGCCTCTCAAAAGCTACATTCCGGGCCCATCCACTAGGGCTCCCGGTGACAGTAGTAATTCTTACTGTACTCGGGATGATAACACCGTCGAGGTCATCAATTAAAAGTCCAACAGGCCCCGGTGTCCCAAATGGTGTGAAGTTATAGAATTGCACACCGCGCTCAACTGCAAACTTCCAAATGAATCCTTCGCCGGAAAGTTGCATCGTGTAATTTGCAAGTTCCATCACAGGGTATGGATCAGTAAGAATAACAGGCATGGCCCGGAGACCAATACTCATTAGTAATACCTCAAAGTTCTTCTGGCTTTCATCTAGTGGATTACCGGTAACTTGAATATTGACTAAACGTTCTACTTCCTGTGAAGGTGGGGGGTTTGGGTTAGGTGCTGTGAAACACAAAGGACTTTTAACATAACATATATATGCCTGCAAATCAGCTGTAAGATTTTGCATTGCCGAAGCTGCTGCATTTGTATTAATCGGCATTTTCTTTACCCTTATTTTTTAAATACCTCTTCTTTCCTGCATCAGATAATGTCTTCCTATGCTCTCCCGAAAATGGCTTTCTTTTCTCAGATATCGCATGCTCAATCAATAGTCCGTAATGCTTAATATAATTCATTTCTTTATTTACCTGGAGTGTATTAATTGGCTGATCCAATCTGGAGTTCCCAATTATTAGCATCGCTTGCAATAAAGATCAATTCCTGAGTTGCATCAAATTCTATAGAATTTGTTGATCCCAGATCTGTGTTTATCTGATCCGAAACATCGCCCACGTTGACAAATACTGCATTAAATCCCACTGTCTTTGTAACAGTCACAGATTGCCCCGGTGCATTAATTAGAGTCAAGGGTGGCAATGTTACAATTCCATCTGATGTAACAAAATATTTCTGACTAATCGACATTGCTGATCCACCGGGTATAGGAATATAATCATTTAAACCCAGCGTTATTGCATTAATTGTTACTTCATTTGTAAGAGAATTTGTGGTAATAACAATATTCGACCCGGGGAGGATTGTAAGAGTATCATTACCAACTGCTGCAAGGGTAGACTGTGTTGGAACAGCCACAAAAGAGAAGGCGTTTGAGCTTGGCGTCGGCGATAGAAAAATTAAACCATCTTCCGTAGGATTAACTGTTACGACAAATCCTGCCGAACCTGCATAGGTATCCGGTGTGTCAGTAAGATCTAAGAAAGATTCTGATCCATTACCACAACACCAAACATACGGAACTCTTGTGCAAACACAAACCGAGCAATCAACATGGTCAACACCGACATCCGTTCCCAGTGATTGAATCATTGCAGTTAACGAAGCTTCGTCCCATGTAGATCTACCTTCTTCTAACGCGAAAGAAAGATTTACTTCATTGGGATTCATGATATCTACATATGCGCCAGCTTCAATTTTATTAAAGATGATTTCTGCAGCCGAAAAAGGAACTGGCTGTCCGAAACTGTTTATCGCACCGCTGAAATCAGCACCGCACACCACCCAATGGGACAAGGACCCAGTTAGCATCTGGTCATTAAAGACACCACCCGAGGTTCTGATAGGCATAAAAGTATTCCTTAATTATTCTTGTATTTATCAAGAATTTCAGATTGCGGGACCAAAAGAATAGGGCGCAAGGCCCTATGTTCTTATTTGGCTAAATTATGCCAAGGTAAAGTAGGTTGCTGTTCCAAGTGTGAAAGAAACCTCAACTACAGTAACTGCTGCAAAACTTACGACCGCAGAGACCGGTGTGTTAGTTTGATCTGCACTTCCGGTTGTAATATACACTGTCGCATCCGGAAGAGCTTGAATTGCTGCCTGCATTTCTAATGCAGCATTTGTTGGTGAGGTAGGAAGCTGATCTTCATCGGCATTTGCGGGTGGTGTCTGGTAATCAGGTAAATCTGAACCCCACCCAAATGCGGATGCTGATACACCAATATGTAACTCAGTTGTGGATCCATAAAGTCCAGGTTCCATACCAATAATAACAATATCAGCTTGTTTACTAACTTCTCTCAAAACAATTTCAGCTGCGCTGTTAGGAACTGGTCTATTATTACCGACTTCAAAATATGTTGTTACCGGGGTTGCGCCACCGGTTGTAGATATGTCAAGATTAACTGTCCCGTCCGACACCGCCCAAGCAAATTCGGTGCCTGAAGCAATAATCTTAAAAAATCTCATTCCACCTGTTAATGACTGACTATTGATTATTCCACCATTAGCTCTAATTACCATTTTCATTATCCTTTATCTGATTTTTCATTTTCGATAGTTGTAAGAATCTATTTCTTTCATACACTTTATTTAAGTTCCTGGCTTCCTCGGATGTAAGATGCACTATTATATTATAATACTTATCATAATATTGAATTTTAGCGAACTCAAATGCAGTCCTGAATCCCAGAGAACGATAGTATTCCCTATTTATCTTATATTCACTTGATGTAATAGATAATTTTTCCCCATCGGGGTTTAATAAAGTGATATCATTCTTTTTATAAGGTGTATAAGATCCTGCATTTTTTGCATATTCGTTCTTGGATATCCTGATTCTCTTACCCAAGGAATTAAACACAACTACTGTTCCCGATGATATAGTTTTATATAAACTCTTGTTTTTTCGATATTCGTCCATTGTTATTCTTAATCTATCGCCGGAATCATTAAACACGTTTATATAATTTTTATTTTTATGAATGTATAAATCCCTGTTGTTATTATATTCGTCAACTGTTATTAATTGTTCTATACCGTTTAAATCTCTAACACTTAACAAACCCGAATTTTTGTGAGTAAATTCATTTTTATTTAACTGATAAATCTCAGTCGGTATTCTGACTTTATTACCGGTAATGTCTCTAACAGTAACTAACCCGGTCGAATGTGTTATATATAAATGTTTATTATTTTCATATTCGTTTATATCAAGCCAAACTCCATTATTTTCGGACTCTTTTTTGGAATAAACAAAGACTTTGCCAGAATTTCTATGACTATATTTATTTTTATTTTTATGATAGGTATCGCAATCTATATAACAGGTATTTCCCTCTTCGTCAAAGACAGAGACCATCCCTTCTGTATAATAAGAATATTTCTCTCGATTCGCCCTGAATTCATGTTTGGTAATCATCGTATTTAGCCCTGTGGCTTTTTCTATTACAAAAACTTTACCTTTTCTATATTCACTGTTTTTATTTTTTAATATCTGAAATGTTTTGGAATTCAATAATCTTTTAAAAGAAACAATATTATATTCTATTTTACCAGAATTTTTACAACACATGGAATAAAATGCATTAAACATCTTATAAGAATTTGGATAAACCTTAAATAACATCCAATGAGCAATATAATGTTCCCGTGCAGTTAAACATATAAGATTGTCTACATCATTCGTGCCACCTAACGACCTGGGATTTATGTGATGAATCTCGGTGTATGTAAAATTTTTATCGATTTCTCGATTTTTCCTGCCCTCTATAAATTTTGTATACCTTTTCATCTGATATTCAATTGACTGTTCCATAGTAAACCCCACAAAGCTTGATATATTTATCATAACTTAAAAATTTTAATCAACAAAAAACCTGCCGAAGCAGGTCTTTGTTTGGTCAAAACAACAATTAAGCTGTAATGAGTTCCGATGGGTAATAACCCGGAGTGCCAGTTGGGCTGTTTGTCGGTGTAGCACCTGAAGTTGCGCCCGGGCCAAGATCCAAATCGCCATTAGCAAATGTAGCAACAGGCATCGAACCATTAAATGCAACAAATTCCATCCCGAATGTCACGGCAGTGTCACCGACGGTAACCAACGCGCCTGCGACGTTTGTAGGTGCAGCGCCTGGAGCGAACACATATGCTTCGGCATTAATAACTGGAAGACCAGTGGCAACGACACCGGCAATATCCGAGAACCAACCTTCGGCATAACCAAGCATAACATCAACCTGACCACCAGCAAAAGTCGAGCCAGTAACTGTAGCGCCAGATAACGCAACAGTAGGTGCCAAATTAACTGTAAATTGTGTTCCGCTTAACACTGCGGTAACCTTTGTGCCTGGAAGGAAGGATCCAGTTCCTGCGGTAACTGCAACAGTCTGGCCTGCAACAAGACCTGTGGTGCTTGTCACTGTGATAGTGGTTGTAGAACCAGCACCGGCAGCCATTGTAACCACAACAGTGGGTGTAGTTTGCAGATATTTACTAATGCCAAGAACTGTCGACTTTGTTTCTAAAGTCTTTAGAGCCTGTACCAACGCGCTTTCGACTACACCGAAAGACGAATCAGCAACAGTACCAGCACCGGCAGCGGTTGTTGTGCCAAGGACAAACAAATCAGAGGCGCCAAGAGCCGAAATGTCCTTGCTAAATGTTAACTTAACGAATGTAACTTGCTTTTCTACCCAAATGCCTGGGTAAGCAGAACCATTGACCTTAGTTGTCATAATTTTAATCTCCTAAATTTGTGACGGGATTATCCCATTCATAAACTTATTTATCATTTGGCGGTAGATATGTGGCAATTTCTGATGGATATTCAAACAGTTTTCCCTGTGGCCAGTCGTAAAAATTACGTGCGGAACGTCTCCAAACACGTTCACAATCAACCATTCCGTAATTTTCCTTCACAGCAATCATCAGTGATTCCATACTTTTGAATACATCTTCATTCTGTGCAGACGGAAATAAAATACCTGCAATTGTTTTCGGATCAGTGTACGGACCAGCAATTACCGTATCTTCTTGTTTTTTCTTCCAGTGTCCGTGCTTATCTTTAACACTATGTCTATTTACTTGAATGAGTCCATTTGAACCCCATTTCCACCTAATAATACCGGCTGGACGATCACTCTCCCGAACGGTTGGACAAAGATCATTCAAGTCAATGTGTGGATAGGTATTCAACTCAGATGTAATGGCTGCTAACATCAGATTTCGATGTGCGCCCTTATATTCTGAATTCTCGTCAGCATAATGATAAAATTTCTTCCAGACTGAATTTCCAAACATGAAATCAATCTGCACGAATCCCGTGCGTGGTTGTGCCTCTTGTAGGTCTTCCTCGTACATGACAACGGGATACTTGAGGTGCAACATGTCGCCATTGCGTGCGACATTATCTTTGCCAAATACTTCCTCTAAATTCTCTCTAAATGCAGTTACACCGTAATCCCACCGAGCATCATCTAATACAAGGTCAATATCGCCGGAATATTCTCTTTTTCCGGCCGAACCCACGATGTAGTCGTTGAAGTCAAAAGGCATCTCTAAGTCATTAGATAACTTAGTTAGCGTCTCTTTAATTTCGCTTATGTGGATTGTGCCACAACCGGGAACGGCTGTGCCTCCCAAATCGGTGGGAGTCCCGGTGTATTTTAATTTCATTTGTCAATTAGTTGATTTAGGCCGATAACAGTTTGGTCGTGTAGAGAATTGTAATGCTTACGTAATCTCATTCCTTCCTGCCAAGATTGCAATACCCGATTCGAGATTCTAGTAACATTCAAATTCTGTAGTTGGCGCTGATTATATCTATCGAATTATAGAAGCTGTCTAAATCAGAACATCGTTTAATGACAGAATCTCGTCAACTCTCATGTCAAATTTCGCCTAACTGTTTTCCTGCTAGAGCCTTTATCAAGTCTCCTGTTGTTTTCGCTTGTAACGTAGCTTCTTGAAACTCATTAATCTGTTGAAAAGCCTGTGCAAACGTCTGCTTTGTCTTTTCTTTAATGGCAACCACCAGGTTTCGGTGGTGTCCGGTCCCGGAAAGGTCGGCCTCTTCTTTTTCATATTTATCTAATTCTCTCTCAAGATCGGTATGCCTGATCTCTAGTAAGGAAGACCAGTACAATCGTACTGAATCAAAATCTGTTCCTTCTGCTAAAGAAGACACCCTTTCTTCGGTGATTTTTCCGGCCTTACGCAAATAGTTCTTGGCCTGCATGGTTCCCAATTCGGGATGGCCAATAGATGTAGCCATATCCAACATCAAGCGACCCATAAAGCTTGATGCTTCATAAATTCCCTTTGCACGCTCAGTAAGCATGTTTCTTTTTTGCCATGCCATTTCACGAATTGCACCAAAGACGTCTTTGTCGACAATCTTTACCATTCGACCGGTAGTATTGCTTCTTAGCACAACTCCTTCGATCCATCCGCCTTCTTCGATTGGTGGGCCAAAGGCACTAGCTGTTTCTCTTACAAAATTATTCAGCAATACAGTCTTGAGTGGAAAAATATGTGCCTGATCTAATTCGTTACAAATTTCCTCTCTACGTTCTTTGAGATATTCTTTAGTTGTTTTCCATGCACCTGCGGGAACCCAATCCGGAATTTTGTTAAGTGGTGTCTCTAAAATAACACTCAATGGTTGCATAGTGAAGCTATCTTTCAATGAAAGATAGCGACGTATTTCAGAAAGATGGTTAGAGATAAGTGCTATATCGTAGCTTTTCTCAATAATGGGTACTCGAGCAAATTTCCAATTATTGGTCTGCTCCCTTAATGTAATACTTTTTCCATCATCTGTGCAAGGTGACACAAGGGAAACGGAAACCGCTTGACTATCAAGCTTTTGCTTCAAACGGTCAATATTCACGGTGCCCTCGGTAGTGCGTAGGAAGATTAGATAGTTTGTATCCGCAGAGTATGGAACAACGTTAGGAACTTGTCCATAAAGAACTTCCGCCTCAACTTGATCACCGGATCTCAGACCAGCACCTTTCAAGACAGGCAACATTTGTTCCAATAACTTGTGTGTGGAACGCATGTATGTTGAAACAAATGTGATGCCATAATCTGCTTCATTGTAAATTCTTGTTCCACCCTTAGTCTCACGACTTGTGTAGAAACCAGTCTCATCTATCCCAAAAAGAATCTGTGCACCATCCACTTTTTCAGTAATGGTAAAGTCGGGAAGATTAGTGAGAATTTCTATAATCTCCCCTACAGGCATATCCTCAATATGAGATATTCCTCTTGATACTTCTTTTAAATTCATTTTCTTGTGCGGCCAAGTTGTCTTTGTTCCTGTTCGTGGATTAGTCTTGCTAATTCTGTGCGCTCTTCCTGCACCATGAATGTAAAAATCTGTCTAACATCTTCCGACATGGCCTTTCTCTTGTCGAGGCCAAGTTCGTCCGAAAATTCCTGCTCTAAGAATGCTCTCAATTGTTTACTCAATCCATATTCTTTGGCTAGATCAGCAACCTTTTGCACTGCAGGGCTTCCTGCTGGTGCATCTGTGATCTCGTCGTAATCCCCATCATCGGTATTAAATACTTGAGCAAAAACCTTATTGATTTCTTTCTCACCGAACCCGAACTTTAACAGTATACGCTTAATATCGTTTGTGTCATTCGAATATCCATCGGAGCCATCGCCTTCTAACCCGTTTGCCCAGACCTGACGTAAATCTTCGACGCTCACTGTGTCCTTTCTTAAGCCCTTAAAGATTTTTCCAAGACCTGTTGGCTTGCTACGTAGATACGCAGCATCCTTGAAGATTTCCTCAGCATCTGCACGGTTGATAATAGATTCCGTCAGATTTTCACCCAGTGCTCTCCATAGTGCCTTACGTTGTTGAGGCGTCATGACTTCACGAATCATCTGCTTCAACTTACGCATGTATTCCTGCTTCTTAGCAATCTTTTCTTCATCAGATGGTCCCGGTTCTTCCGTAGGTTCTGCCATTGCCGGCGCTGGAGATAGAAGTATGCGGAAAATTTCCTTAATATCGTTTTCGTCTAATTCAGCACCTTGGCGATCATAAAAATCTTCATTGAGCCCATCTTTATTTCTGTACTTAAACCGTGGCCTTCTCTTATGTGTTAGGGCCGGCGGTTCTCCAGGCCCTAACGGTGCATCCCTAAATTCAACATCCTCAGCATCATCATTGGAATATTTTCTAGTCTTGTCTTGCGGTGGCATCGGAGTTTTCGGTGCCTGTCTTTTCCCGGGAGTAAGTTCGTCATGCTGCCATGTCGACACCTTATCAGACTTTGGTCCCGGTAGTTGTCTTTGCTGTGAAGTTTCAGGCGGGGTAGCACCCAGAGTCTTCGGCTCTTCGGGGTGGATGCCGACACCCTTCTTTGACATAACTGTCTTAATTGCTCGTCTAATATCCTCCTCGTCGAAGTCGGTCTTAAGACTAAGAAATCGTATTAGTTCCTGGACATTAGGTTTTCTGTTATATTTAAGTTTACCAGTCTTTGGATCCGAATTGGTACTTACAATCTGGTTATTCTTTAAAAATTGGATCCATTCCCTAGTAAGTGTTGTGATATTAATTGCCATCGACGTCTTCGTCTCCCTCGCATCCTGTTCTAATACGTTTTACCATTCTAGTAAAACGGTTTGGGTCAGATCCGCGAATACTAGAGACAAAACGCTTCTTTAAAGCTTCGGCCTCCTCTGGAGTAAAAGCTGCATCAATGGATTCTAGCAGATTGATAGCTGAAACTATAATATGCTGCGCTCTAGCCTCAATGAGGTCTTCTTTACTCTTCTGAGGGACATAAGTGCTAATTTCCTCTAAGATGGACCTACTTCTGCGATTAATTGACAAGTTATAATCTCCGATTATTTTCCTATATTTATCTATTAATCATCTTTGATACGTCTTTTGTTATCTACGGTTTTTCTGCATTTCTCTTACGAGTGCAGCACCAGTCAATACACCGGACTTTCCACTAATTTGTGTTGTAGAGGTAATTTCGCCGGTTGACGGATCAAGTTTTTCATCAGACTTAACTACACTCCTCTTCTTCAGCTGATCATAGATATTCTTTGTAGTTGCAGCCACAGCATTATCTTCGCCCTCTTCAAGGTCAGTAATACGCAAACTCTTATTATTGAATGCTAAATCAACCTTCGAGCCAACACCCGAACTCGAACGTGTCTTAATGAATTGAATCTGATAGCGGCCGCTTTCCTTCATTGCAGCACTTGTAAAAATACCCACAACATTATCTGCGGTGTTGACTTTAGAAATACCACCGGCGATGTGGCTCGGGTCATACTCAATTTCTTCATAGGATCCCCGATTTAGCTGTGAAGCCGATACTGTTACTGTATTCAATTCGACTGCAAGATTACGCAACTCTTCGGTTACATATTTGTCCTTAACGAATAAGTTTTCTGCTGAGATCTTTGTGCTCATTGGCATCATTAAATCTAGGTAGTCAACTAGAATTGCGTCTACCTTTATCTTTGAATGAATTTCGTATTCTTTAATGTATGCCCGAATATCATTTGCGGTACATCCATTCTTTAATTGTTTAACACGAAGTGTTCCATGACTCTTCTGTTGAGATGCCCTTACTTTAATATGAACATCATCGATATTGCGCATAACTTCTCGAGTTTCAAATCCGGTATGCATTGCGTCGATACGCATCGAACATAAAGCTTCGCTAAGTTCTAACGAAAGGTAAACTACGTTTAATCCTGCCTGGGCCCAATTCACTGCAAGATTCTGCAGGAAAAGAGATTTGCCCGCTCCCGAATTATGGGATGACACCCCGTTTGTATAGTATCTATGATTTTCACTATCTACCACAAGATCAAACACAAGGTCTATTATTCCTGTGTTTGTTACATCAGAAACTATCTTTATACCATCTGATGATTTTAGCTGCATTCCCCTTTTTAAGTTTATAGGCGCGATATATCCGCCGTAGATATTCTCATAACAATGCAGCCCTGATGAATTTATGAATGTGCCATCTGTGAATTCTGTCTTATATATTTCATACGACCCTTTAGAAATCAAACCAGCTACCGGAACAAGCCCATCTGCAGAATCCACAAACCATTTATCGTTTGTATCATGCAAGTCAAGAATATTGTATTCATTAGGTAACATATCATTATATAGTTCGTCGAATCTGTCGGGATAACGAGTTTTATAATATTTTAGCTTATCTATGTCATAGAACTTAGCCAGATATTCCATTTTTATATCATACATTTAATTTTTAAATCCTTTATTTTTAAATCTGTATTCCAGAATACATAATATTTGACGTTGGGAAATACATTTTCTATATGATCTCTTTTTCTATAATCATTTCTATAACTATTACCATAAGTTCCTAAGTGCGGTAATTTCTTGCCATTTATTTCTATGATAGAATTAGACATGCTTTCTGCATAATCGGAAAAATTTATATGACCGGGGCCGTGAAATTCCATTATTGATATTAATTCTTTTTTTGTATGATCGGCGAACACAGCCAAGTCATATCTTCTGAATCCGTAGTCGGGTATCCATTGATAAAATTGATCTTTTGGCGCGCCGAACATACAATTATTTTCAGGTATATTATTTTGTTGCAAGAATAGTTTAATCGCTTGCATTTCTTGCCCATTTTCATTGTATATAATAGGGAGAGTTTTTAAATAATGATCATGTCTTTCCTCTGGTGTTTTGTTTTCCCACGTCTTTATTCTCTTATTGCAAGAATACCTATATTTTTTATTACCCAATTCTTCCCCATACTTTTCTATGTAAAATGGTAAATCCCTTGTCTGAGATTTGCCTACAAGATCTATTGCCAGTTCTTCATCATATCCCTTATCCATCCAATATTCTTTGCATCTAACACTAAATTTCTTATGTTCTCTAAATAATGATTGTTGCGATGCTGTTTTCTGATGTGTTTTTACCATCGACTCAGCATCTTCTAAAGAATATCCTTTATTTTCCCAATATATAATTCGAGAAGGAAGGTATGATTTTATATTTTCTAAATTCGCATACCATTTATGTTCCCCGAGCTTACTTCCGTATAAAATGCGAAAATATTCTACACTCATTCTATTATATTTTAGCAATTCTGTTTCTCTGTCTATCAAATTCACTATCCCTTGTTTAAGAAACCATGCTAGTCTTGGATATCTATCTTGGGAGTTTCTATATCCGTTTATTTCAAAATATAATTCTATTGCAGATTTTTGTACATCGGTTATATTGTAGTCGAACAATATATTTTTTACTGCCTTTATTCCTAAAAATTTCTCAACATTTGTTTTCTTCATGTATAAATCCTTTATGCAGTCCACTCTGGCTAAAGTATTTATCTATATCTAATATTTTTACCGCCGTCACCTTTGTATCTGCTGTTACACATTGACCTGCAAAGATTGTAATTTCACCCTTGTTAAACCCGCCGTAGAGCTTATCATCTACTGTTTTCCATCCCGTGGATACCTGCCCTTTACCTTCTCGAATCGCTTCAAGACGAGATTTCGGATTCGCATAATAATCGGTCCCGAGGTCTTTAACAAGGGCAATCTGTACCGCAGCCTTAACGGTTGCTTCAACTTCCCCATATCTTCCCCCCTCCCATAATTTCGGTGATGCTAAAATTGCATCGCGTAGTGCTTTATGTCTGCAGAATTTTTCAAACTCTCTTAAAAACCAGTCCTCGTGCTGAGCTGCCTCGACCTCCATAATTTCAATTTCTTTCCGTGTCAGTGCCTTTATTTGTTGCAGTGACGGTATATTTGAAAAATCAATACTATATCCTTCGATGAAAGCCACTGTATCCCTGTTTTGCTTATCATCAAAATAGTCTGATTTCAGAATACCTTTGCAGCGAATGAATAGATCCGGTTTGCTCATCATAAAATTGATAAACAAATCCTCTACGTCCTTACTATAGTCGTTTATCTCACTAGAATTTTCTTCGGTCATTTATTTCGTCTTTTCCTCTCGGCGGCCTGTATATCCCAGGTCAACTGTATTTTTTCCTTTCCAGATACTGCGGTAGAAATAATAGAGTGTGTAGTCAGTAATCTTCCGTAAATTTCCGATGCTTGGGCAGCGTCTTTAATTCCTGCTGACCATTTTGGGAATGCAACCGACCAATTGTTTTCAATTGCCGCATCAACTAAATCCGATCCCTTCTTGTCCCTGTCGGGACATACGATCACCTGCTTCTGCAAACGATTAATAATATCTATCTTTGCCTGCCCAATTTCCCCCAATATACTTATGCCGTCAACAGACCAAGCATCTAGCACACCTTCGTTAACCAGAACGTATTTACGTGCCCACCCTTGTTGTGGATCAAGATTATAGACAAAGTCAATAGGGCACTGCTGATAGTATTTTGGGATTATCTTTTCCTCTGTATCGTAACATAAACGGCAAGTGTATCCAACAACATTTTTCTTATAATAATACGGAATTATTAGTCGCTGGTTTAAATTGTGAGATCTTTCCGGACTCCAGTAAAATTCATCTAGATTGTAGATATGCCTATTCACGGCATAGTTGACAACTTTTAGGAACTGTGGATCATCTAAACCGTACTCTAGCCATTCTGTAACCCTTAAAGAGTCCGGTGGTAACTCCACTGATTTCCACTTCTGAAAAAGTTTCTTAAATTTACCCTCGGAGTCTTCGGTAGTATGCCCTTCACGAATACCGGGTAATTTATTTTTCTCTCTGAAAATTTCAAATTCAATTGTCTTAATAAATTCTTCACCAACATGTATTTGTTGTAGGAAAAATTTCATTGACTTGGATAATTCCTTTCCCTCGGTATATGATGCTTTATAGGAACAATTAAAACAATTTAAGGAAATAGAAGTTGCATCAAATTTAATACCAAAACGGCTTCGAGTATCTTTACCGTGTCCTTGCGTGTGGCATAACATGCAATTCCGTTTCTGATATCCTTTGGGTGCAGATTTTGTGGGCCCGATATTTGTCTTGATAGCATCGGCTAATAAGTCTAGAATCATGCACGAATTGTAACAGATATTCTAGATGAAGATCAAGTACGAACTATCAGTTTTTTCAAGATTCCCGGATCTAATACCTGTTGTGATGGAAAATACCTGAACTTCAGCCACATGAAATTTGCTTGGAAAGACCATGCTTGCGTCCCGGTATATCCGATAAACTCAATGTCTTGTGACATAGTCGATGGATAAATTTTAAACCATCTAGCCGAGCTCAGATATGGGTCGGGGGTTTCCTCAAGGGAACCCCAAATTTCAAGTCTAGAAGTTGCATTCTCGGTATATGTCGAAAAAGACTGGACCGATTCAATGTGATTTAGAACTCTGCCACCAGGAATTCTTGCTGTATAGAAGCAGGGCATCGGTGGTGTCATTGTGCCAATTAAAATATCCGGTGTCCAATCTTCCGGAAGAATTGTAACACTCGGAGCAGGTGCCTTGAATGCTTGTTCTGTAATCTCAATTTCCATAGCAACATTATCATTCATATCACTATACAATGGTTTCTCTATATAATAATCCGGTATATTCGACACAAATTCTTGTGTTCTAATTAAAACCATTTCATAAAGGCCGGCAGCAATAAGTGCTAAATCGCCACCATCGAGCTCTAAGGTAATAATGCCCTTAGCTGGACCCAGCCGACAAAGCTTTTCAAGAACAACTGTTCTATTATCTGGATCAATAATTCTTGCATAAACTTGCTGATCACATGCGATATCTTGTGGGACCCTATCCGGCCCTAGTGTTCGAAAAATTATAGAATTGTCGATCCCTTTATGAGCCTTAATCGGCGTTAAATTTGTCATAGGCGCGTTGTCCCTGAAATTACAAAATGTATCACCGATCAACATAAGATGCCGAACGTGATCATAGAGATATAGTTTATTAAAAGCTGTCATATTCTATATTTATCACAACAAGCACCAAAAAAAGTTTCATATCAAAAAGAAATGTATAAATAAACCATATGATTGATTTATCACAAATCCAAGAAAAATTTCCCTTTCTAACCGGGTTACGTTGCCAAAGCCACGAGTATATCGGCATTATCCAAAATGCTGACGATAAGATTATTAGTTTTTACGACTATGAATTGATCCGTTCCCCGGAAGAGAAATTACTCTTTATTGAGTACGGGGAGACATGGTGGTGGGAAAGTAATCGCTTACTCCCAATCAATATCTTTTTACAGGGACAGATGCAGTCATTTCGCTATTGCATGAAAACTGTCGTAAACAAAGATATAGAAATTATGTTTGGCCCTGTAACAAGCCTAAACAATATTATGAAGAAACGGATTAAGAAGAGGCAAATTCAACTAGTAAGGCGAATGGATTAGTTTTCTTAAATTCAATGGCAGAATATTCAAACTTTGCACCTAATAGGCGAAATATGATAAGATCGCCTTCGTCTATTTCGGATTCACTGGAATCATTTTCCGCGTAGTGGCGCTTTACTTCGTCTGTATCTGTTGCAGTCATATATTCGACAATTCTCATTCTTTGCTCATTTCTTCAATCAGTAAATTAAGATTTACAATAATGGCTAAACTATAGCTAACCGCATGCGCCTTTTTAAAAGCATACCCATCGTCGGCGACTTTAAGCCAAACTTCCTTTCTAATCTTATCCCACTCACAGTGCTGTAAATACGCCTTTGCAGGGCGTATAATTGCAAGAATCATAGCTAAATCTTCGACAGAATTCGGCTTATATTTCACCAACAGATTGCTGTGACCTTTTAAGTGAAATAGTCGATCAGTAATCTCTTCATACAAAAAGAAGTCCCAGGGTGGTTCTTTATTAATTAGGTCGAGGAGATGTTGTTCAGACTTAATGCCTTCATACATATTGACATTCAGAAAGTCAATCTTAAAATACCCATAATCCTTTGCAATCCTATGGTCAAGCGTCGATATATTAGTAGTTGGATCTCTCGGGATATTCTGAAAATATACACCAGTATTATGTTTTTCAACTTTGCCATCGGGCCGATCAATTCGACCAAAGATGCACTCGATACCATTAAGTATTTCATCTCTTCGTATACAATCTATATCAACGTCAGTCGAAATTTTACGAGTCATTATTTAATCCAGTAAAAATCATTAGGCTATTTCCAACTATAATTATAAAAGGTGCCCTTAGATACACCGAAAAATTCCATTGCATCATTTATACTTTCAAATTTACCCTTAGGAGTCATCATCGGTTTCGATTTGTTTCATCACCTAGAGTCCAACCTGCTCCAACAGTGGCTTGATGTAATCAACATCATCGCCAGATTTCTTAAATTTTTTCATCCAAAACCCCGGATCAATTACCTGCCCAATCATCTTCGCGTGATCTTCATTGAACCGATCCATAAGAAGTCCACCTGTTTCGCACAAATACAAAACCCACGGACTAATTCTACCAGTCTTAATAAGGTATGCTGCCTCGTTGGCAGAGATATTAGAAAAGAATTGGCTAAATTTAATCGAGTTTGTTTCGCACCACTTCATAATTGTTGTGATGGATCTCTCCACTGCACTCACCGGTGGCTCGGTCTTTACAAGATTTTCAACATAAAGTTCATAGACTGGGTCAGATGTCCACTTTGGCATTTTAAGACCACTTAGTATAACGAAATCGATATACTGCTCGATATGAACTGGTTTTAACAGTGCAAGGTGATTGCCAAACTTTACGAAATCAATATAATATGGACTATCAGCAAATTCCTCAAATGACTTAATCTTCTTCGAAGTCGTTGTTAATACATAGAATCTCTGAAACGCTCTCAGCCCGAAGCGCGACCCATCTGTGTTAGCGTCCAAATGTCGACGTTTCTTAACGCAAATATGTGATGCAAGGGTCCCATCTCGATGAAATTTACACCCACAGAACTTGCATTCAAACTTTTGTTCCATTGTTTTCTTTTTCGCTAACAATCACTATCCTTTTGCCAATAATTCTTTGATTGTCTTGTCATCAAATCCATTATCTTTTAGTAAAAGTTCCAAATCCTCAATTGTGTTTAACTGCTGAAACAATTCGAGTTCTTGATCGTTTAGATTAGGATAATATTGCAGAATAACTTCTTCTACCCTATTCTTTTTCATTCCCTTTGGTGGAGCAATCCATTCGTGACGTTCTGCTCTCCCGGTGCCGGCGACTGCAAGCAACATCCATTGAAGCTCTTTATGCTTTATAAGTGCTCCAGAATTCACATTGCAAATGGAATTTACATTGCTCAATTGTAAATCAGAATCCCGAACTGTCGAACTCATCCAACGTGTGAGTATCCAAATAGAGATATCCTTCTTCTGCTCATTATTGAGTCTACTGTAGAACTTCTTATCACGACGGTCCAAGGCCGGGATAACATCCTTAAACAAGTCATTCTTAAACTCCTTGCCTTTCTTTTCTTTAGTTATCTCAACCTTAACTGCTTCTGGATTAAGTTCAAAGAACTGTTCTACCCAATTACTCATTGACCCATTCCCGGATTAAATCCTTCCTCTGTTCGCAAGCGCTCAATTTCATTTGCTGCCTCTTCTAAAAGGTCAGAAATACGATCAGGGGCGCCATCCTGGACACTCTTACGTGAAGTAATTTGTCTCCTAATCTCTGCCCTTTTTCTAAGGCGGTATACTAAATCTTGTTCATTATTCAAAGAGTGCCCCTATAGAAATAACATCCGGAATCTTAGATACTTCCTTAACAAAGAGGACGCAATTTGGGTGTGGCTTATCCTCTACAGGGACAACTAAGATGTTACCATTTTTCAATTTAGGAAAAAACCATTTCACTTCTGCATATACGTTTGTGATATTGATTTCTTGCGGTCTCGGGACCATGTGTCTTAGTGGGTTGAATACCATTGTATGAAATCCGCGATCATTTAAACTTGTAAGTGGCATTACCTCTAGATCGCTGTAATCATCGTCGCATACAAGGATTGACCAATCTAAGGGCATCTGGACTGTGTATTGCCCGATTTGTAAGACTACTGCCGGAGCATAAAAACTTTCAAGAAAGATCAATGGAATGAAAAAGTAATCAGGATTTTTAGGATCTGAATAATCCATTACGCAATAGCGTATGTCAAGAATTTCGTCGGGGATTTTATTCAAATCGTAGCTAGTATTATCAACTTGCAGTATATATGTCATATGGTCCTATATGTATTTACAAAATAAGTATTCTAAATGGTATCAGTGGATGGCTTGGAGATAATTGTAAATTATCTAAATCCCAGTTCTCTTCGTTTTTCTGCCCACTCCTCATCTAACTTTTTCATATCTCTCTTTACGGCTGTTCTGCCTACAGAAATTAAGTTCCTAGGTGCGCCACATTTAATAAGATAATCAACTAACATATTTTCAAATCCAAGATGCCGTATTGACATAAAGGTAATTGCAAGTGCTGTTTCAGAATTATCCTCATATTCAAGTGTTATCAGCTTTAGATTATTAGTTTTATCATCCAACAATGAACAGGTCACCTGAAGATTGTTTGCCCTAAAGAAAGTTTCTAATAAATCTAAATACCCGATGGAAATAATTGAATTAATAATCATTTTAGTATTTTATTTTCTTGACAGAATATGAATACTGTGCCTCATCATAAATTTTCTTACGTTTAGTTAAATGTTTTTTACTATACTTTGTATTTGAGCATATGTCATATACCTGTGCAGACGTCTTATCTTCTGCAACACGAAGACTTCTACCAATGCTCTGAATAACCCGAACAAATGATTGGCCAGCTTCAATTAAGCAAAGATTAAAAATTCGAGAAATATTAATTCCAGTACTAGCGACAGAATATGTAGCAATAATCACCTTACCATCAATATCCTGAATTTCTTTATATTCTTCTTTTCTATCCGATGACTTCATTGCACCAGATACAAATACCGAGTCTTGTATTAAAGATTGTAGCATCTTCCCTGTTTCAATACGATCTACCAAAACTAAAGTGTTCCCCGAGTTTGAAATCTCAGTAATATTATCAGCAATAAATTTTATTCGTAACTTATTGGTAGTTAACCACTTTAACTCGGCTTGGTAATTATTCACATCTGGTGCATTCACTTCCTGCAATTGCCAAATATTGATATTAAGTTTTGCTAATATCCCCTTTTCTTGTAGGTCGATAGTATTTATTTTACCAAAAACCGAACCAAGACACGATATTACAGAGAGTTTTTCGTGTTCTTCCTCAGGCATTGTCCCTGTGAGTCCCCATCTAATCGGTGCGTTCTTTAAATAAGTCGACAATAGCTTTTTCAATACATCTGCTTTTGCTTTGTGAACTTCGTCTACGATAACGCAAACCACTCCCTCGAAGAAATCGTTTATATCTATTTCTAAATTTATTTTTTTTGAGCGCTCTGCCAAGCTTTGAAGACTTTGCCATGTACATATCGTATGAGTTTTTAAATAATCTTTTCTATCTCCATAAAACACACCGACATCTAATCCCATATTGATGTAATCTTCCTCGGTCTGTGTTACAAGATCTTTTGTGGGGACAATTATAATACTGCGTCCATATTCTTGAACTTTATGGCTAAGAACTGCGCAAACAATCGTTTTGCCTGCACCAGTGGGTAGTACAGATATTCCAGTTAGATTTTCTAAATACAAATTAATAGCGTTTACCTGATGTTCCCTTAATAAGATTGATTCACCCACTTTTGGGTGGCCAATAGGCCACGTAATATGACTATAGCTATTTTCATCAACCTGTTTAAATTCAAACTCTGGTGTAGGCTTTCGTAAATCCTCGATTTCGATTTCATAGCCGTGAGATTGCACAATGGGTAATAATCGATCTAAAAGATTAAGATACGATCTTCCTGCCAGATCGCAAAAACTTTGCTTACCGTTCCATCTCCCGAGGCGCACGGCCGGGGAATATTGTGCACCAGGCACAAAATATTCCAATTCTGACACCATCTTGCGCCTGCATTCCGGTGAAAGATCCGTAAATTTCACATTACATTCATCCTGAATTATCAATTTTGTTATAGTCATTACACGCTCGCGTCATCTAATCCGGCCACTCTTAGCTTTATAATATTCGATGAGCTGAATGATTTTTGCTCAAAACCCTTAGATATTCCTAAAAATTTATTTCGTAACAAAGCAACTTCATTTATCAACATAGTTGTATCCACTATAGATTGAACACCATCGACGTATTTTTCGGCATCTCGTGAACTTAATGCCTTATTATAGGCCTCTAAGAATTTCTTAAACTCAGCAGACCGTTCTTTACGTAATTTGATATTTAGATATTCAAGGACTGCTTCAATCTCTTGCAACTGTGCGAAACGCTGCTCAACTAATCCCGGAAGTTCCGCAGCATGCTTTTCTAAGGACTTACCCTTAAGGGACAACTCCTTTCGTGCAGATTCCATTTCGGATTCATAGTAGTCTATGAATCCAGATATATTTGAAAGATCTGAGGTTATCTTATAATACCAACTCATAGTTTTATTTAATTACCAATATTATCAATTCTGCGAATTATTGCCTCAATCATTACAGATAGCTTAGTAATTTGTGAGGTATCGGATTGATCTTCAATTGAGAGATATCCTGTATCTGACAACTCCTGAAGAATTGCATTAATCTCTTCTTTAAGTGTTAATTTTTGTGTATTCATAAATCATCTTCCTTTAAATTTTCTGAGAAGGTTTGAGTAAAGCTAGCTATTTCTTTCATAACGGTAGATAATTCAGTCATTAACAACGGATACTCGCTATCCATTGGGTCCGCTGAATTAAGTAAGCTCAAAAGTTCTTCTTGTCTTCTTATTTTATCACCAACCGACAGTTCCTCTAATATCCTATATTCATTGCTCATAGTTTATGAACTCTCTTAATAGCGATTTCCATTGCCTGAATCAATAATGATGCTCTCTGAGGTCTGGACATTAATACTCGCTTGATAGCCATAGCACGAGGAGGGACATCTAGGTCTTCTGCCAAGGCCTGATGTACCCTGGTCAGATTAACAGGCTCTGAAATCCAAGTAACGTAATCTGCGCCCACAGTTGCATCTTGCATAGAATCCCTAAACTGTCGGATTGTCGTCATTGATCTCAGAGCATCCTTGCTCTTGATTATCTCGAGAAGTAATTCGCCCAACTCTTTAGCAGTTGTCATCGTCATACCTTTCGTCGAAGCTTTCTTCGTAATTTTCGTCCGAAAGATGACTTCTTGCTGCGGCACGCATTTCCTTATCGAGATCTTCATCTAGCAGGTCATCCTCAACAAGACCAAACTCGTCAAAAACAACCATAAGAATATCTGCTACTTCAAGACGTTCCTTTGGAGTAATATGGGATTTAATTCTAGCCCATAGCTCTAATAATAGTTCATGACTGTCATTAACCATATTATACCTCCACTATCTCTTCTTGTTTAGACCCGGATTTAAATAAACCACCAGGTGTATTCATAACATCTGCCATAATATCATCCATGCATCCATCAATATTTTTATTCCATTCCTTCTTAAATAATTTATGAATCTTACCGGAATGTGTTACATAGATATAACGATTGCCGTCTTTAGTAAGCAATCTATCCTCAAACATCTCAAATAATCCCGAATATGCATCCAGGCCGCCTGAATAAGGAATCTTAAGCTGAGTTCCTTCAAACGGCTTATTATATCGTGTCTTCATAACCTTACACATTGCACGAATGCCGGCGACTTCTGTTGTTTTATCCCCCTCTTCGTCTTCTTTAAGCTTACCTTTCTTAATCGCAATTAATGCACTTGCTGCAAAGATAGGCCCGGATCCACCACTTACAACATCATCTGGGCTAAAAATATCCTGTGATGCATAGGTGTGATTTGTGCATAACATACCTATGCCGAGATTACCGAACATATTTACACAATTCGTAATTAAAGCCTTCAATGCCTTCGGCTTATGACCAAAATCGCCCTTCAGTTCGCCGCGTTCAAATTGTGCTGTCTGTGCTTCAACTAGTAACATGCCAAGACTATCAATTACAAATAGTATTTCAGCTCGCTCGTCCTCTGGAATTTCTCTATATTCTTTAACGTATTCACTAATGGTTCTTGCAACGTCATCCACCATTGCCATATTGAGTTTCAGTAACTTTTCCGGCGATGTATCAACATTAAATTCCTTAAGCCAACTCTCATCAAGTGCATTTTCGGTATCAATTAAAATAACAAAGATACCCTGATCTTGCGCATTTTTAATAACATTCGCCGACAATAGGGATTTTCCCGAACCGGATTCTCCCGCTAAAATCGAAACTTTACCAAGTGCAATTCCCTTATCGAAGTCACCACTAACTAAATAATTTAACGATTTATTGCCAAAACTAACCCAAGTCTTTGGATCGTTAAATCCGATACTTAATCCGGGAATATTCTTGGTAAGTGTTTTACGGAACCGAGAAATATCGACCGATTTTACCATTTTTATACCTTCCTTTATATTTTAATGACACCGAAATAAGCAACAATTATTGTTGCTTATTTCTATCCGTTGTCTTATTGTTTAACGATTCCTGTTGCGGAGCATCGCCAAAATTTCCTGTGGCGACTTTTCAGCCTTCACCTCGGTTGTAGCAGTAACTGCTTCCTTCGGGGAATCGACTACAAAGGGTGGATCATTGCCTTCGGATTCTGATACCGAACCCTGGTGTGAGACAGGGGTAGGAACTTTGACCACTGTTGTAGTGTTTGTAGGAACTGTTGTACGAGCTGTTTGAACAGAAGTGGAACGTGCAACACGCTGACGTTCACCACCATCCGAATCATCACCGGAGTCGAACCCAAATGGCTTGTAGTGCTGGCCGAACTTAGCCGGGTCATACAATTCGCCGTCGACTGAATCTTGGAACATTTCGAATATGATTGCTAATTGCTCAGGTGTTGGTCGCTTTGGAAGATAAGTTGCTAGGTCGACCAAACCGTACTGTGTGATCGATTGCATCATTTCTTCTGAAATGCTCGATTCTTTACGTGCCCATTTAGAAG